CAGGCCGATCGGCGACAGGACGAGGCCGAAGGCCGCAGCCACCGCCGACAGGGCCGCGCCCATGCCGAGGATGGCCGCCGAGATTCCGGCGAACGTGGCGATCCCCTTCGCCACCCCGACCACCATCTCCTGATTGTTTTTGATGAACGTGGTCAGCGTACTCGCGGCGTGGCCGATGCCTTCGACCAGGAACTGGAGCGACGGGGCCAGCGCGTCACCGATCGCCAAGGCCGTGCCCTCGATCGCCGACAGGGCGATCCGCGTGGCCCCGCCGAGGCCGGCGTCCATTTCCTTGGCGGTGCGAGCGGCGGTGCCTTCGGCGTTCTGCAACTGCTCGGCCAGCCCGCGGACGCCCCCGGCAGTCTGCGAAAGCACGTTGGCCGACGTGATCCCCAACAGGCCAAAAGCGTCGGCCATCTTGGCCGTCCGCTCGGCGACGGGCATGTTCGCCGTCACGGTGTTGATCTCGTCCAGAATGTCGACCAACGGCTTCAGGTTGCCGGCGGCGTCCGTGTTGGTCACGCCAAAAATGGCTTCCAGTTCTTTGCCCGCCCCGGCCGCAATCACGGACAACCGCCGCAGGGCGGTGCCCGCCTCGCTTCCTTGGATGCCGACGTTGCCCAGCACGCCCAGGACGGCGGCCGTGTCTTCCAAAGACATGCCCAACGACTTGGCCACCGGGCCGGCGTACTTCAGCGATTCGCCCAGGCCCTCGACCGTGTTGAATGTGGCGTTGGCGGTCTTTGTCAGCACGTCGGCCGCCCGGGTGGCGTCCGTAGCCCCAAGGCTAAACTGACGCAGCGTTGCCGCCATGATGCCCGACGCCAGCGTGGCGTCGGTGCCGGTGGCCCTGGCGAGGTCCAGCACCGCCCCGGTCATGGCCTCGATCTCGTCCGGCCGGAAGCCGGCCCGGCCCAACTCGGTCATGAGGTTGGCGACCTGGACCGCGGTGAACGACGTGGTCGCCCCCAGCTCGCGGGCCTTGTCGTTGAGAGACTGTAGAGCGGTGCCGCTCGCCCCCGACACGGCCGCCGTCGCCCGGATCGCATCATCGAACGTGGCGAACTGCCGGGTCGCCAAGGCCAGCGGGGCGGCGAGCGCCGCACCAAACGCGCTCATTCGCGTTCCCAGGCCGGTCAGCTGCGACCCCAGCTTGCCGATGTGCTTGTTCAGGTCTTGAAGCGACTTGAACAGCCGGCGGGGATCGGCCCCGATCTCGACGAATACTTGCCCGCCTCTAACTCGGCTCATGACGTTTTGACCTCATGCCAGTCAGGGCCTAGCAGCTTTTGGATCTCTTCGGGCGTGGCCTGGCGGGCGGCCTTCTTCTTGGTGAACGGGTTCAGGCGGGCTGGGTCGACGCTCGGCGCGTGCTTCGCCCGGTGGAGGTTGGCGGTTTGGGCGAGAAGGTTGGCGGTATGCCACCAGTCCATTTCAAGTCGGGCGTTTCGTGCGGTGAGGAGGTTTCGGAAGGTCCACTCGCCGGGGTGGATTCCGAGGATTCCGGCACACTCCCAGATGGTGTCCCAGATCGTGCGAGCAGTTCCGCCGCCGTCGTTCCTGCCAGCTCGGCCTCCGCCTGGCTCATTACCTGGTCGGCCATTTCGCGGATTCTGGCGACCATGAGCGCGACCATCTTGCGGAGGCCCGGCGGGAAAAAATCGACTAGCTCCGACTCCAGGGCGAGCTGGGCCGCCTCGAGCGAATCGCCGCGGAGCCCGTCCAGAAACTGGTCGCGGGTCAGCTTCTTGTCCTCGGCCTGCTGCCGGCAGATCGCGTAGAGGATCTCGCCGATCTTGCCGTAGTTGTTTCGCAGCACCTCGAGCGTCCTGGCAATGCTGCCAGCGTCGATCAGGTCGAACGGAACCGGGCGGGTCTGCCGCTTGACGCTGCCGTCCGGCTGGTCGACGTCTTCGGTCACGTCCAGCGTGACCAGCCCGCGGACCCGATCAGCGGCGGCGACGGTCAACGCCACCATCCACGGCCGGCCTTGGTCGTCTCGGAACTCTTTCACCGTAGCCCGCTCCTTGTCATTTTGGCCTCGATCTGAAACGTCACCACGCCGTCGATGGCTGCGTTCTCGCCGATCGACGTGATGACCGCCGGGAAAGACCAGCCGCCCGAACCGCCCGACACGGTAACCTCGGTGCCGTTGTTCAGCGCCGAAAACAACGACGACAACGACGTGTCGTCGTTGACCTCCATCGACACCGAGCCGTCTCGCCCGGTCTGGTAGACCGAAACGAATCGGCTCGCGTATTCCTCGATGTCGATCGTCCTGGCCGAGCTGCTGAATGTGACGTTGCGGACGCCGACTACGGACGACCCGACCGACACCGTAGCGTCTTTGCCCAGCGTGATCGGCACGGGATCAGCCCTCCCGTGCGGTCACGGTGTAGGTCACCGCTCCGTCGATCGAAATGTTTTCCGTGATGCCCATCACGAGAAAGCTACTGGTCGGCGTATTGCTTTGGAGCGCCGTCAGCAGGCCCGTGGCGTTGTGGCACTCGATCTCCCACAGCTTGCTGGTCAGGCCAGACTTGTAGGCCCGGAAACCGGGATTGCCGGACGTGCCGCCCTTGTTGGTGCGGTTGGTGACGTCGATGATCTCGACCTCTTCCGTATAGGTCGCCGAAATGACGTCCGTACCGAAGGGAGGGGCGGAACCGTCCTTGCCGAGCGTGATGGCCATGAGTGCGGGTCTCCCTGATTACGATTGCGAATGGTTGCGGCTGGCTGAAACGGTGAACGTCTTGATCCCGTCGATCGGGTCGGCCTCGGCCACGTTGGTCACGACGTACACGACGTTTCCGGTGCTGGAGCCCGACAGCGTGAACGTGTCGCCGACCTCCACGCCCGGGACGTCGACGCATTCGACCTCGACCGTTTGCTCGATCATGGCCTTCTTGAACTTGCGGCTGGTGTCACCCAGTTTGGTGACGTCCACTTCCGCGGCGGAATTGTTGACGGTGACGGTGCGGGCGTTGGTGATGCCCGTGATCGTGACGTCTTTGCCGAGCTGGACTGACATGGCTGTGAGGTGCTCCCGTGGGCGGTTGTTCGCTCACGGTAGCCCCGGCCGGGGGCAGGCCCGCAGGGGGTCTGGCGTCACGGGCCGGACACGAAGTTGGCGAACGCCTTGGGGATCCGCTGCCTGACCTTGTCGAGGCCTTGGGCCATGTAGCGGCCCGGCTTGACCTTGCCGCTTTCCGTCTTGAACACGCCGGCCTTGGTCCGCTTGCCGGTCTGGGCGTCCTTGCGCATCACGACGTAGGCCTCGCCGCCGGTGCCCTTTAGAAACCTCCCCTTGGCGTCACGGCCCTGCCGGCTGCCGCGTCCCATGCCCTGCGGGATCGCGTGGCCGCTCTTGAGTTGCTCCACCGGCGACCGCGACAGGTAGCGGTATGCGACTGTCCGGCTGCCGCCGAACTCCTGGATCTTGTTCAGCCACACCGTCCGCTCGGCCGGCCCGATTACCACCGAGCCCTTGCGGTCGTCGCGATCGTAGCGAACGCTGCCCCGCAAAAACCCATTGGCAGCCCGGCCCCGGCCGGTCTTCCAGCTGGTGACCCGGCCGGTGGTCGGCGGCCTGAACGTGACCTCGAGCACCGGGATTCCGTTTTGCTCGCCGACCCGTCGCCACTCCGGCTTTTTCTTGGGCTGCTTGTTCAAGAACTGCTTTTTCGCCGACTGCATTGTGAACGAGCCGATCCTGTCCAGGCTCTTGTTTCGCCCGGCTTGGTAGCGTCGTTTGACGTGGGCCGTGTTGACCTTGGCCCGCACCTTGACCGTCGTTCGCATGGCCGCCCCCTTACGTCCGGTGGACGCGATAGGTGGCCGTGATCACGGCCCGCCAGACGTTTCGTTCCTGGAGCCCTTCGTCAGGGTTCAGGTTGACCTCGACCTCCATCGGGCTGGTCACGCCGGTCGGCCAGGTAACCGCCTCGTCCCAGTCGTGCTGGCGGATCGCGTCCACCATTTCCTCGGCCAGAGCCAGGGTGTCGTCGGCCAGCTGCTCCGTCGGGGCGTGGCGGCCGACGAACACCACGATCGCGTAGTCGTACTGCCAATGAACCCGGTCCGCTCGGGTGGTCTCGATCGCTCCCGGCATGACCGCCACCACGGGGTCGGCCATGTCCTCGATGTCGTAGCTGGGCCAGTTCCGCCGCACCACCTCCGGCGTGACGGCGGTGAACGTGTAGGCGTCCAGGCTGTCGGCCAGGGCGTCGGCGATCTCGCGGGCGGTGCTCACGCTGCGGCCTCCACCAACCGCCGCATGGCCTCCAGGTTGGCCCGCAGGCGGTCGTCTAGCGGTGATCGTGCCACGGCATCCTCGGCCAACTGCAGGGCCTGTGGCCGCATGCCCAGCTCCCAGGCGGCCATGGCGGCAAGGTCGGCCGCTCGGATCTTGGCGTTAGGGTCGGTGGCGTGGGTCGGCTCGCCGTCGGCCTGGAGGGCGACCTGGGCAAACGCCAGCGTCTCGCGCCACTCCCGTCGCCGGCAGTGGGCCTGGGCCAGATGCTCCCAGGCGTCGGGCTCCCAGGTCGCCTCCCGGGCGGCCCGGTGGAGGTGGGCTTCCTCGCCGGTCACCCGGGACAACGCCCGCAGGGCGTAGGCCCGCTCGGTCACGCTGCCGTCCGGCATCCGAAGGTATGCGGCCCACTGGGCTGCCGACTCGGCCAGGTTCAGGTAATCACACTCGCGGGCCAGATACCACCGCGCCCGGGCGTCGTGCGGGGCCTCGGCCACGGCCACGCGGAGCAGCTCGAGGTCGGTGACGTGCCGCTTGCCGGGATCGCGGTGGTGGTGGATCTCCAGCCCCTCGGCCACCCGGACCCGCCGGTCACCCTTCCAGCACACCAGGCCCTCATGGGTCGCCCCGGTCCAGCGGAACCCGGCCCGGGCGTGGACCCGGTCGCAGTAGAAGACGAGGCCCGGCCGGCCGTCCGGTGCCCACGACCAGACGTAGCGATACCGAAGGTTATTCGTCCCGTCGACCCAGGCCCGCTCGACCGCCTCCCGCCAGCCGGGCTGGAGCCGCTCGTCGAGGTCGAGGCGGATCGCCACGTCGACGTCCGGCGGCAAATGGTGGAGCGACAGGTTGTGGGCTTCGTCCCACCGCCACGGGCAGACGTAGCCGGTGGCCACCGTCACGCCGGCCAGGGTCAGCCGCTGGACGGTGGAGTCGGTGCTGCCGGTGTCGGTGACCACCCGCACGTCCGCGTCCTGGCACGACTCGGCCCACGGGATCGCGTGTTTCTCTTCGTTCTTTGCCAGCGCGTAGACGCCGATTTTCACGCCCGCCTCCAGACGATCAGGGTTTCGCCCGCCTGCCCGCCGCAGAACTCGCAGCCCGGCCGGCAGCGGGCCTTGCCGATGTGGACGCCGGTCTCGACCGCCTCCCACCGCAGCCCGTCGGGGGCGGTGATCCGGTCCGCCAGCAGCTCCGGCCGACAGTCGATGTCGATGTCCTCGATGACGTAGACGCCGCCCGGGGCCAGCAGCGGCAGCAGCGTTTCGGCCGTGACGATCTGGTGGGCGTCGAGGTGCGACCCGTCGTCGATGATCAGGTCGAACAGCCCGCCCCCGGCCGCGGCCACGGCCGCCTGGAGCGACTGCCGGACGCCCTGGTCCGCCTGATAGCACCGGATCCGCCCGGCCGTGAACAGCACCTCGGTCCGAATGTCGAATCCAATCACCTCGGCGGCCGGGAAATACTCCTCCCACATTCGCAGCGACGAGCCAGCATTCACGCCCACCTCGAGCACCCGCCGCACCGACTCGCGGCGATCGCCCAGCATGGCGTGGTAGGCCGGCGTGTAGTTGTGGCAGGTGTCGCCCGACACGCCCCCGTAGACGGTCGATTGGCCGCCCTTGTCGGTCATGTGCTTGTCGGCCAACTGGCAAAGCAGCGTCATTGAATCCTCCGGTAGTGGGTGAACTGGGTCTCGTCATGGTTGGCCGGATACCATCGCACCGGCAGGGCTTCCAGCAGCTCGACGTAGGCCATGGTGTTCATGTCCCACGACAGCCGGCCGGTCAGCCTGGCCCGCAGGCTGGCGACCGTCTCGACCGCGTCAAACAACGGGGCGGCCAGCTGCCGGGGGCAGATCCAGCACGACCCGACGAACCGCCAGTGGGCCTCGGCGTCGTTCACCGGCCCCTTCGGCCAGCAACCGGGCAGCGTGATCGCGTCACAGGGCTGCCGCTCGAGGTCGTCGACAAACGCCCGTAGGACGTCCTCGGTGACGCCGTTCTGTTTCAAGACCGTGTATTCGATCCAGGCGAACACGTCGACGTCGGGATAGAACTCGGCGGCCTGCCGCATCCACCAGTAGCGTTGCAACAGGACGATATTCGACCGGGTCATGTCGTGCGGCGTATGGAACCGGTCGGCCGGCGGGTTGGCACACGACGGCAACAAGCCGGGATTGGCGTCCAGCAGCCGGTAGGCCCAGCAGTCCTCGAGACGCCAGCCGGCGTTAAAGGCGTGAAGCCGGTCGCCCAATGCGGCCTTCAGCCGGCCACCCAGATCGGCACACCGGCCGGGGGTGAGGTGCCGGGCCGGGAACGGGGCGTGAACAAACCCGGTGACTGCCATCGCTTTCATGGGCTGGGGCCTCCGTAGCCGGTGAACAGGGTCTCGTCATGATCCGCGGCGTAGACGCGAAACTTGTCCCGGTGGTCGCGAAGCATGGCGGACCAGGTGTTGACCTCCCAGGTGGTCTGGCCGCTGGCCTCCAGCTGGAGCGTGGCGTATTTCACCGTCGTGTCATGGAACCACTCGGCTAGGCCGGGCGGCACGACCACCACGCCACCGGCGACGTACCAGGCGGGCTTTGCCCAGTCGATCAACGGCCGGTTCACCATTGGCCAGATCCCGGCGATCGTGATCCGGTCCGGCGGGGCCGCCTCCACCCGCGCGAAAAACTCGCGAACCATCCGGTCGGTGATCGGTGCTTTCAGGTGGAAGATCCCGAAGTCGACCCACACGACGTGGTCGCCGGTCATGCGCGAGGCCTCGGCCAGCCAGGCGGATTTCTGGTGCTGGACCACGGTGTAGCCGACCGTGTCTTTCATGGGCGAGCCGGCCGGCGGCCGGCAGTCGCGGGCGTAGTCGGTCATCCAGCAATGGGCCAGGCCCGCGGGCCGCACCCGCGTCCGCGGCGTGGGAATGATTTCGTGGGCGGACCCGTCGTAGAAACAGACGGTGGGCAGGGCCAGGCCGATCAGCCGCCGGCCCAGCTCGAGGTAGCGGGCGTGGGGCCGGTGGCCGGAACTCAGCCGGACGTAACCGGTGACAAGAGTCGCCACGCCTCCTCCTCCCCCAGCTCGACCAGCCAGGCCTCAGCGTCCCGCACGCCAAACGACACGATCACCCGGCCCGGCAGGATCGCCAGCCCGGCGGCGAACTCGATCGCCCGCGATTCGCGAAACCAGAACGGCTGCGACATGCTGGCCAGGGCCAGCCGCTCGTCGAACCATACGAACCGGTGTTCGTAGG